TTAGCTGGTATTACCGGCTTTAATGAGTTCATTGAGTTGCTGCACCCCAGCATCGTCAATACAGCTAGACTTATAAACAGGACGCTCCACGATCTTTTGCACTTCACGTGTAACTGTTTCGACTTTAGTGCTTTGCTCTGCTTTAGCTTTTTCATAGTCTGCGCTCACTTTATTGATCTGATTTTGCTTTTCTGCAAGAGCTTTCAAATTCTTGCGCTCAATCTCTTGGATCTGAGATTGACACTTTTGTTCAGCTTCTTTTAGCTGACCAGTTTTGTAATTGAGTACGGCCAAAGATATGGCCAATAAAAAAGCGAGAAACACAATAATGATTTCTCGCCAATATTTAGCAGCAAATACAATCCACATCACTGCGCTCCTATACATTTTGCGTGTCGTTCTACTTGTCTGGTCCAGACGCCATAACACCCGTTTTTACGAACAGAGCAATCGCGCTTTGCAACGTACTTATATTTAAGTAAAGAGTCGCAAGCTGCTTTATATTGACCAGCCTTTAAATGCTTAAGCATTGATGATTTTGCGAATGTTGGCACACCGTATTGATACGTGAAATCAAGGTATAGGTCATATTCAGTTTGTGATAATTTCACGCCCTTCAATGAATCTTTAAACGCGACTTCACGCTTGGCCACATCATTTCGCAACCACTTATCTGCGGTCGCACGTGTAATTGGTGGATCTGTCATTTTTACTGGTGAGCCATCGGGTTTAAATGTAGAACCATGGCCCTGTGTTGGCCGATCCCCTTTAACGGGAATTACTGGCTTTGATGTAAACCCTTCATCGTTTTTTACGCCCACAAAAAAAGCAGCCGAAGCTGCTAAGACTGCTGCAATATATTTAGTCTTGCTTGACATTACAGTCACCTTTATTTTCCAAGCTTTCTAAATAGGCTTTAAGTGCAATTTCATCGCGCTTATTTTTCTTTCTGGCGTAGTACCAGTTCATTAAAAAACCAGCTAAACCAATGATGATACTGACCCAAAATGCTAAATCGATTGACCCGATCCACGCCGAAACTGCTCCTGCCACACTTCCCCCGTATGTTGCACCCTTACTGGCCGCCAAAGCGGTCGATGTATCTATAATTTGCTGATTGTCTGCCATGCAGCCCCCTAATTTCGGCAATAAAAAAGCCCTAACTTATTAAAAGCTAGGGCTTGTAAGGTTTTTCTATGTAGTTACGCTTTTTTAATTACAAGCTTATATCGACTACCAATAAAATCGGGATCATCTTCAATTGATACTTCCGTATTGAAGCCTTTTTCACGAAGTAGATCTGAAATGGCCGTTGTTGTTTCTTCATTTAAAGTCATCTTTGAATAAAGAGTACATACTCCGTTTTGTGCAATGTCTGCCTCAATCTTTGGCAGTGCACCCTGTACATACATATCTGCGTAGTTCATATTAAATTCCTGATTCTAGTGTGAATGATACTGAGAAGCGCATTGGATCAACTAACGCACCTGTCAAATCTGTAAAAAACAACTTGACTCCAGCTGCAACTTTGAAAGACGACCAACTCCCACTGTATGCTTCAATTGCTTGTAGCGTCGGTGGCAATATAGCCTTTCCACCACCTAATCCCGTTCCAGAAAAAATGCCAGAAACAAAAATGTGCGGATTTGCTAATTCAGTTGTTACGCCCGCATCTCGTTGCAATCTATAGACTCCCGTAGACTCTTTTGAGATAGACCAGCCTGCGTTATTTTGTTGGGTAGTAAAGTTGACATCATAAGTCAGCATCATCGGTGCAATAAAACGCCCGACTTTTGATACTTCGTGATTGTAAGTATTCCACTTTCGAATTTTTTTAGTCCACGAGTCTGACGCAATATAAGGTGTATTTGTAGCAGTAGCGCCAATTACTCGCTTAAATACTACACTTGCAACTGATGTTTCATCCTGATTTCCAAAATACAATTCGCTATTCGGTGCATTGATGTGGATTGGTGTTTTATACCCAGAATCTGCCGCAGTCGGTTGAGTAGTAATTAATAATCTTCGATTAGTACCACCATACCAATTAGCAAAAAGTGTTGCTAAACCAGATGGAGAAAGTTGTATTTTCGCACCCGTCGCACCGCTTAAAGTAATTCGACTTTTATCAATTACAACCCCCCCAATATTATCTGATACAGCCAAAGCGGTTGTGTCAGCTCGATTTAGCCAAGGCGTTCTAATGTAGAGATTATTAACTGTGCAATTAAATGTTTGTTGATAGGTCGTGTTTACAAGCCAGTCACGAGCTACACCATCTCTTGTTTGCTCTGCCCAAATTGCATTGAATGAGCAATTCGACCAGATACCCGCTGTTAAACCGTACTGCATATATTCAAGAATAATATTATTAAAGACGCACTGATAAGCTTCTTTAGCAAACAGCACAGGGTATTTACCCCATTGCCATGAGCAGTTGTCAAAATATGCAGTAGTACTTTGTTTAGAATCAACATCAGCAATATAAAACCCTGCATTTGATGCACTAATTGACATCAAATTTTGGACACGGAACGAAACCGTTGCATTCGATAAATATACTTGATTGTAAAAGCCTGAAATATTTACATTTGAAAGTGTGAAGTTATAACCATCAACTTTTAAACCCGAAATATTTTCTGAAACACCCTCACTTACTAATTGCAAATCTCTTACTTCGGCGCCCACGTTAATAAATGCCACATTATTAAGAAGGGTATTTGAATTTGAATAATCACCTGGTCTTACCTTTAGAGAGTTCATTGCATACGCAGTGGCATTTTGTCTACTAAATCCACCTCCAACAATCCCTTTACCCTTGCAATCAACTTGTTTATTGATGCGATATTCAACTTGTCTGTTAGCAAGATAAATATTCGAACCTGTGTATGGACTCAACGCACATCGAATAAATGCGTCCGCATCGTCATAATTTGGGTCGTCACCCAGACCGCCAAAATCATCAATTGTTGGAAAAGCAACTGTGATTTTCACCCAATTCCCGCCATTTGCAGCAACAACAATATAACCGTCTGGAACTTTTGAACTATCAGCACTAAATACAAAAGTCCCCCCCCCTAAATGTTTATCTTTTATCACAGATCGTACATTTACGGTGCGGCCCGGCCATGGCAATGTAGTAGCTAAATCATCAATACAATCTAATGTACTGATAGTTTTTTTATTAAATTCCCTGAGATTTTCACCAGTTAAAGTCAGCACCAGTGTATCTATCCACCCGTTTTCGCCCGCTCCAGCTGCTGCCGCAACTTCAATTGCCTGTTTCAAATCATCTACTGAAACATATCCCACTCCCAACATCTCTTCAAAAAGTCTGGAAAGCATCGGTAATGATTTAAACGGGATACCATATCTTGGCTCAATTAGTGCGTCTGTATTTACAGCCTTGCCTGTATCTTCAATATCCCTTTCCAAATTTTGGAAAGTTTCTGGTGTTAAAGGCATAAAAATTCTCCAAAAAAAATCCCCGCTAATGCGGGGACTTAAAGGACTGGTATTTAAACAAGATTGTTTTTTATGTCGCTATCGTTTTGATAGTAACGGTCATCAAGGTTTACGAGTGTTAATTCATTTTCAAAGACACCTGACCTTTGTTTAGTAGTAATGAGAAATAGATCGTCCTTTTTCCGATCATCAGTTGAAAGTGAATAAACTGTCTTAACTTCACCTTCTGTTACAAGTGCCTCAACTGGTGGCCGTGCAAGCACAAACTCATAATCATTTTGACCCTGTGTCACAGGGATGATGTCTATATATCCGCTTTTAAGCTGCAAATGGATTACGAATGAATGCTCGGTAGATAGCTTGCAAGGCTGCGAACCTGTGATGTTTAAGCCATTCCAAGCTAAAACCTCTCCCGATAAAATCGCTTGTGAAGGATCACCAAAGAAAGTTGGTGCAAGTCGAGTATCATCAACCACTGCTACTGGGTCGCCACTGCCGACCAATTCACCTTCGGCAAAACATGAGAAACGGCAATTGATTGCTTGAAATTGAATCTTGTTCCAAGCACGCCACGCAACAATATGCGCTTGCTGCTTATAAACAATTCCATAGCCTTCAATTTTTTTCGGGTTAGTGATTTGGTCATTAGGAATTTTCAAAGTTTTTTCAATCCATCCAGCTTCACTATCAACGTATGTCATCTCAACACCGTCATAATTGTTTTCTGGTTTTGTTCGGATTGTCCTAACTTCTGTACGGGCCTTTTTATTTCGATGATTGAATAATAAATAAGGCTCTCGACCCGCCCGCTCAAGCTCAAAGTAAATCTGACGATTTAGACGGCGATCATTACAGCAAGAGACGCCCGCCAACATTCTTAGAATCTCTTCAAATGATTGATTAGCATCATCAATTGTGTAATTAAACTCAGCCATCTTTTCTGAGCCGAAATAATCGACAACCTCATCAAAAACTGAATACAGTTTTTCGACATTTACTTCATTCAATGTTCTTCGTCCAATCAACTTATGCAAAGCTAATTCAATTACTAGATCAGGAATAAATCTTGAAGGTATGCGGGTATCCGACTTAACACCATCACGGTATGAGTAAACCAGACTTTCTGCTATACAGTTTGTCATTCGGCTATCAATGGCCGTTGCTGCACGTGTTGCTTGTGTACGTTGACGAATTAAAACTCGGTTGTCATATACAAGCTTGGATAAGTAATGATATGCGTATGCGGTATAAAACTTAGTTTCGTCTGATAGATCTACAGCGTCACCATTGTCATTTGTACGGCGCGCTCGAAAGCGCACTGCACCAGTAAATGGCAATGTAATCCACATTGAGCCGCCGACACTATCGCGGTTATTCGCTTTACCATTCAGGCGTATTGTTTGGTTATAAACATTGCCTGTTGGGTTTCCGTTTAATACTTGCTGATATTCAACATAAATATCTACAAACTTAGCATCGGATCCCTGATAAATACCATTAAGCGCCTGAAAGTTGAGTAGCAACCCAGTAGCTTTTGCTGACTCAATCGTAAACCATCCAATATAATTTTCTTGGCTACCTCTTAACTTAATAGTTCCAACACCTGTTTTTTGATCTGTTAAATCCGCAAGTTTATTCCAGTCATCATTCACAGCACTCGGAGTGGCTAAGGAAATTTGTTTGTTCGTTATATCTACACCGGTTACAACATAATTACCATCCAAGAAAATGTTTGCTGAATTAGCCGTAAGGTTTGCAGATAAATTGGCCGTTAAAACTTCGGTAAGATTTGCAAAGTTTGAGTTTGTTGAAACTGGATTCTTTAAATGAATCGTATAAACACCAGACACATAGGTAATTGTGTCAATATCATACAAACCTGCAAGATCTAGTTGCCCATTCACAGGATCAGTTACAAGCAAGGAAGTTACATTGATTTTGCGGTAATCTTGAAAGTCTACAACGGTTTGGTTTGAAGCAATCGAAAATGTATTATTGGTATTGTCTACATCAACTTGCCCAGTAATAGCCAAGTCATTAATACCAAAATTCGCCCCACTAATAATTAACGAATCGTTAATATCAAACGCATTAAATTTATCTGCTGTACCTTGATTATTTGCCTTAATTAAATTTGGATACTGGAAATAAATGTCACTCGCTTCAATACGTGTGCTATTTGGCGGCAAAAGAGTTTGTCCGTTAATAGAAGCATTTTGACGGGCAATAACTGGCGGCTGGTCAAATGTATCACCCCACTTAAATATAGTTTCATTCCCAATTAAAGATTGATTGTGTCCATAAGCTGAAAGGCTTGTACCGGGTATCTCTTGTATCGGTGTGTCGCCCGACTTGAAGTTAGAAACTTGAACGGGGTTTTCACAAATACACATCAAAGATTCTTCAACTTCGACCCCATCTTTAAAGTATTTGATGACTGGAGCAAAAAGATCTGGAATAGCTTTAACACGCCCCAAAATGAAAGGTATACGTTGTTTTAAACGCTGGCGGTTCTCTGGATCTGATAAGTTATTGTTACTTGATCCAGACATTGAGCCGTTATTGCTCATGTTTGGCTTGGGAACTTTAACCAAAGCAGAAACAGCAGAACCCAGAATCTTTGTTGCAACCCATGTCACAAATGAGCTTAATTCACCCGGATGACAAACAATACTGCAGTCATCTGCAATTTCGGTTAAGCGCGCAATTGATGCCTTATCTTTTATTGATGGTGTTATGTCATTTTCCGGGCAAGGATTACCGAGATAAATTTTTGCTTGAGGAAATTGTTTTTTTACTTTAAGAAATTCAAACAGAATATTATCTGTATCGATTACATCAACTTCGTTCTTGTTGAGAGAGTTCTGGTAAAGATAAATTTGGCTCATAATATCGAATCCGACTAAAAATACTATTCGCCTGCTCTACAGTGATTCTCTGCGGCCCGCGTTCGATCAAATGAAAAATTCGACCCTGAAAAAAAAGCCCCACGTGGGAGCTTTGATCTAGGTAAGTCATTAAGACAATGCAGCCGTCTTCCGGCTTTTTGATGTGCTTGTTTCTGTGAACCGTATTACGTGATGTTTTTATTGATTCCTGTAATGGTCCGGTTAAGCCCAAGAAACACGGCGTGTAATCTTTCTCAAAAATGACCTTTGCGGCCAAGATGACGAAATGCACGCAATGGAAATTTTCTGGATCATAGACACAATAAAAAAGCTGACGAATATTCATGAGTAAAATCCTTCAAGACTTGGATCTGTACTTGCAGAATAAATTTCACCGTTACCTGAATCATTCAAGCCCGGAGCTTGCGCCTCAAAGCTAGTACCTTTCCAATCCCTTGTAATTACAATAACTTCAAGCCCTTTAGCATATGTACACGGCAGGTCATATTTGCCGATAACATATGCTCTATAATTCAATATAGGGGGTATTCGAACCGAGTCTTTTAAAACAAGATCAACCAAGTCTGGGATTTCAGATCCTACATCACCGATAGCTGCCGTAATTTTTTGATCCAAGTTCTCCTCTTCATTACTCCGTGTAATATTGAGAGGAGCAAAAGAATAGGTAAAAGTCTGCCCATCCTCATGTGTTAGATCCATCGGATCACTACTATTCACAATATATCTAAGTACACGAGGCCAATTAGGGTGTGATACTTCGATACATTCAAGCAAGCCGACTGGCCCGGATGACTGGTCTAAAACTGCTAGCATTTCATCAGTAATAATCATCACTAAACTCCTGTAGCGTTCGGGAACCATTCATTTGGTACTTTTTCAATTGTGCCTATAACTGCCGGGCCTCCATTTTGCCAAGCCTCAATAATGTCCCTGTCATTTCCATGATCACGGTGAATAGGCTTGATTCTTAGCTGAAAACTGAGTTGAAGGATTTTTCCATCTCGCTCTACTTCTTTTGGACGCGAATCTGCAACAAATCTGCACTCGCATTCCTCTAGCCTTGCATTGTCTAATGCTAGCCTCCAAAGCCAGTTACTAGGTTTGTACTGCTTGTCACGCCAAAAAGCCCAGAAGTACTCCTTTTCTTCCTCATTATTTAGAGAGATAGAAACGTTTACCGTGTGCCAAGCTCCTACAAAAAAAGGGACCTGTCTTGGAGGTCCCCCTTCTGTTTCTTGCTCTCGCAAATTGCTGCCCGGTGTAAAGTCATACCCCTTTAACAACGGGCAGAGCATGAACTTATCCAATTTTTACCCCCTGTTTCTTGAGATATTGAAACTTTCCTGCATTGCTTGGCTGTACTTACTGTTTGGGTTGTATACATCATCAATAGTCACATACACCTTCCCGTCATCACCAACATTCGTTTCAACATTTGCTTTACTGTTGTTGTAAACCACAACTTGAGGTCCGCTATCTTTTTGATTGTTCAAATAGTTAGTAAGGTCCTTGTTTTGGTTGGGATTCAATACACGCTCACCACCATCAAGCAACCAAGTCCCCTCTTTGGGCACACTATCAATACCATTGTGCGCCATACCTGTAAGGTTTACAGATTTGATCTGAGCTGCTTGTGCAACTTGTACTGCTACAGCAGCACCAGCCAAAACAGGTGCAATGTATGGCCCGATCATTGGTATTAATGAAGCAGATGTATAAACGTTTGAGTAAGTCTGTGGTGCATTCATAATTGCTTGAGCAACTGCAAATGCTTTAGACATGGCAAACATGGTTTTATAGGCTGCCGATTGTTCACCCATTAAACCACCCATTAAATCAGCCATCCCCCCCAAAGTTTCAGAAGCAACCCTTGCTCCAAGTGCCGACTTTTTAAGCTCATAATTTTGATCGATCATAAACATACGATCTTTATGTGCTTGCCAAATTGCCTCTTGTTCTGCGGCTGACTCCGAAAGAGCTGCTTGTGCTTCTGCAAGGGCCATAGATTGTGAAGTTTGCCCAAGTCTTTCTTGATCCAGTTGATAAAGATCACTTGAGCCATTTAGGCTTGCGTTAGTGCTATCCCACGCCATGCTCGCTTGGGTTGCTTTATCTAACTTTCCTAATTGCTCTTGAGCTTGTAGTAACGCAATTCGCTTTTGCTGTTCGTCCTTAGAGATTTGTGAATTAAGTAAAATCTGCGAACGCTCGAATGAAAAGCGTATTTGCATATTTTCCAGTTCAGTTCTTAAAAATGCACTCGCATCACTTAAGCGTTGTTCTTGAGCAAGCTTTTCCCAAGCTATTTCCTGTTGTTTTTGACGCTCCAAAGCTGCAGTAATTTCTGCTTTTTTTGTTGTGTCATACTCAACATTTGCATTAACAAGTTGCTTTTGAATATCGTAATCACGTTCAATTTGCTTTATACGATCAGTTTCAAAAGAGAAGTATTGGTTATACTCCTGTTCTTTTTCAGCTTTTAATTTCGCAATTTGAGCGGCATATAAAGCATCCTCTTGAGCAAGTTTTTCTTTTAGCTGCGGAGTTCCACCATAAGCAAATGTGATCTTATCTACATTATCTTGATGCTCCTTAGCTAGTCGTTGAGCTTCGGTGTAATACCGAGCATCGACATCTTTTTTAGCATCATCAATGGCTTTTTGAGATTCAGCTGCCTTATTAATTAATTCAAGTTGATCTGCCTGTGTAGGCATTAAAATTGAATTGTCTACAGTAGATTTTCCAGATACTCCGGCGAACCACTTCTGGAAACCCGGTGCGTAACCAGCAACCTCTTTACGCTTGCTATCTGATAGACCACCTTTTAAATAGGTCCTTAAGCCACCTGCACCTGCATTGTAGGCCATGAGTGCTTTATCCATGGCTCCAAAATCAGCCAAATGTTTAGATAAGTCTTTAGCCGCTGCTGTTGCAACTTCTTCAATCGAACTTTTGGCATTAAGACCATACTGTTTTCTAAACACGCTAGTAGTTTGGAAAAGACCTGTTGCCCCAGTATGACTTTTTGCTCCAGCATTCGCCCCAGACTCTTGAAGAATCAAGGCTGCTAATGTTCCAGCAGGCAAACCATACAAACTTTCAATCTGAGCAAAATTATTTGCCTTAGCAATACCTTGTGCACGAGCAATTGCCTCTAACTCAGGTTTCCCAAAAGTATAGTTTTTGCGATTAAAGCTATTAAGTGCTGCATCAGCAACCGCTTTTGGCAATTTAATTTTATATGCATTTTCTTCATTGGTATTAGCTTGAACATCAGCAAAAAATTCAGCCTTCTCTCTAGTCCAACCACCTACACGCATATTTTCCTGAATATACTTCTCACGCAAAGCATCCTTGTTGGCCTGTTTAATATACTCTCCCTGTTTCTGAGTTAAGTTTTGCCAAGCATTTGCAGATTCATTGACAGCTTTTGCTTGGTCTTGCTGTGCCTTTGTTGCATCATTGGTGGCATCTTTAACTAATTTTTGGATCTCTTTTTGACGATCTATAGTGTTATTAGCAGCATTAATTTTTGTATCTAATTCAGCAACAAACTTAAGTGTACTCTCACTAACCAAGCCTTGCTTTTGTAGCTGAGCAAAAGCATTCTTAGCTTCATCCCCACCTTGTTTTAAGCTAGCAAGGTACGCTTGAATCGCTGTAAATTGCTTAATATCACCTTGAACTTTTAAGTCGCTCTCAAATTGTTCTAAAGCTGTAAAAAGACTTTTTAGATCTTTGGTTTGCTTTTCAATTTCTTCACTTGCCTCAATACCTTTTATAGCTAACTGTGCTGCGGTAAAGCTTTTATATTTTTCTCGAAGTTCACTAAGTGCTAAACCTTGCTCTTCAAATGCACTTGTTGCATCTTGAGTGTGTTTGGTCATCAATAAATATGCACCACCAGCTACAGCAATTTGTGTTGCTAACATTGCCAATCCAGCGGGACCACCAAGTAAAGCCATGACTCCAGCTGTAGCGCCAGCAGATCTTGCAAAGCTTGCTAAGCCCACGCCCGCACGAACTGCAAAAATAGCAGTTTGCCCAAGTTGATATGTTGCGACAACCAAAGCAGGAACAAATCTTGTTGTGATGCCAGCAGATACGGCAATAGTTACCGCTTTAATATCATCCCAATTCTCTATAACCGTTTCGATAGCAGGAACAACACTATTTACAAGTCTTACCTCGACTCCCTGCCATTGTAAATCCATTAATTGAAGGTTTTGTTTTGCTTCTGCTAAGCTCTTAACTAAATCATCAGACATGATAGCGCCAGCCTTTTCAGCGGCATCACCCCACTTCTTAAAACCTTGACCATTTTTTTCAAGCAATGGAATTAACAAAGAAGAATCAGAAATGATTGCTTCCATGTAGAATTTCATATCATTGGTAGAGGCTCCAGCTTTTTCCAATGAGTTATAAAATAGTTGAAGTGCTTCTGGACCGGACAGCTTTTGAAACTGTTGAATCGTTACACCAACTTTAGGCGCGATATTGGTGAAAAAGTCAGCTAAAGGCCCACCACCAGTTTGTTGGAAATCGCCTATACGATCTTGCATGTCTTTCATTTTATCTGCAAAAGATTCCAATGAAATTCCAGCAGTTTCTGCCCCTTTAGCATAATACTGAAATTCACGCACTGAAGCATTCGCAAGTTTTGAAAACTTTTGAATATCATTTCCAGTCTGAATAACTTGATCACTAAAATTAACAAGTTGAGCCACTGAAAGACCAGCCACCGCACCACTTAATGCACTTACAGCAATAGCTGCAATATTTAAAGAATTGGCAATCCCTTGACTCGATGTTCGCGCCTGCCGTTCAGCTCTACTTAGTGGCTCTGAAAAACTAGCCGTCTGAACCACTAGATCCAGTGTTAATCTGCCAAGTGAATTTGTAGCCATTTCTTTTCTCCAGGCATAAAAAAACCGCCTTTCAGCGGTTAGTTGTTTTTAGAAAAACTATAAATCCTTTTCAATACTAAAAAAACCATAAAAAGGATAGCCTGTCTTATTCTGCTTTATCTCGCATGTCCAGATTCCTTGTGACCTTTTTAGTCCATCAAAGCTACCACTAACCTTTGTATCATTCATTAGTTCAACGACTGGTGTGTGTTTTGATCTAATCTTAACATCACGGATACAATTCTCCATTGAATCGAAACCTCCCTCAAAATATTCTTTTGGTTTATCATTAGAGCACCCAACTAAATTGATCAAAACTAAAAAAATAAATATCTTTTTCATATTGTCCTTATGCCTCTTTAATGTATTTTGCTGTCCAAAATAACAATAATTAAAAACTTATTCATTTACACACCATTTTTTTCAATTTTCTTCAATTTAACAAAACGGTATGTAAATGTCACATGCCCCACCTTATGGCAGGGCTAGTTACTATGATACTTCTCAAAATACTCCTCTAATGACAATGAATTGTCATCGTCTGGAGGCGTTTCATGAGGCATAAATATATAAGGGTCTACTTTTGTTCCCTCTTTAACTTTGAAGCCTGTGTAATGTGCCATCCAGCTTCCAAAGCTTTGCTCTAAACGGCGACCGAAGAAAAGAGAGCCATATTTTTGACGATAGGCTCTCCAATACATCAACTCTCTATGTGAAAGTTTTTGTTCAGCTTCTTCTAAGGTGTTTCCGCCGATTCCGTTGAGGACGAGTTCAATGAGGAGTTCTCTGTCTGCAAGCTCTTCTTCCGAGACTTTCCCAAAAAATTATTAACTTCATCAGCAGCAGCATACATAGCATTTATTAAACTAGGCTCTGCTTTATAGATGTCATTAACACTTGAGAAAAAAGGTGTCCCCTTTTGATCTGAGCAAATTGAACCAAGTAATTGAGCAGCTTGCATGTGAGTTGAGTCGATTTTCTTAACCTTTGAATCCTCAAGATTCTCATAATTAAGCTCCCATTCAATTGCTTTGGATGCCTCGCGACTTTCCTTGAAGTTCATTTTTTTAACAAAAATATCAGCTTCAAGCTCAACAATATCACCAAGCTCTAATGAATTGTTTTTCGTCAATTTTTTAAGTGACTCAATATTACTTTCAGTCGCTTCAACATTCCACTTGACGGCTTTTTTAACTGGAACGTTTAGAGTAGTTACACTCTGCTTTAAGTCTGCAATGCTGATCTTAGCCATTATGGAGCCACCGTGCGTTTAGTTGGAGTTACGCCAGAAGTACGAATCAATGTGAATGAATAACCAACTACAGAATCGACTTCAAATGCATTAGGTGCAGTAGGATTAATATAACCCTTGAATGACCACCACATACGATCCTCTGGCAAATCAATACCGGTAGTAGCATCATAAGTTGGAGCGGTGGAAGCATGACCCGAACCAACATGCCACTCTAAAATCTCTCCAGATTCGGCAATTTCAATTAACTTGTCATGACTGGTGTTCGTATCATCGTAATCGATTTCTATTGCACCTTCACCAGGATCACGCATACCGCGAACATACTGTTTTGATTCTGCATCAAGACAAGTTACATCAATTTTTTGAAATGAATCTTGCCCCAAGTCAATCCGTTTAGAGCAAACAAAACGAACCACTTGACCATTTAACACAGTAAATAACTGTGTTTTTTGAGTTTTAACATTAGCCATTAAGAGCGCTCCTTAATTTTAGGCATAAAAAAAGCACCCGAAATGGGCGCTAAGTGAAAATATGGTTTAAGTTTTATTAGCGGTTTACGATCCAGCTAACATCAAAAGAATAGTGGGGCATTCCTGTTACGGGGTCCTTATCTGCCTCGCCATAACGAACCACATAACAATCAAGTTCAATTGCGAAGCGAATTGCTTTTGCAACCTGATCAACAACATCCTCATCAGTTGCATATACATCAATTTGAATAATTGCATTGTCTGAAACAGGACGTGAATCAAGGTTGCTATTTGAATCACCAGAAATTGTTTGCCATGTCACATATGGCGCTTGTGGCTCATCTGGAGCACTTCCAAACTTCCAGACTCGCAAAATTCCATCGCTTTCAAGTAGAGCTGTAACGGCTGGATCTGCTCTTGCTAATTTAAAAATTGGAACATCAATCATTAAGCTGCACCTAAAACCACACTGAGTTCAAAATTAAATACTTGAACAAACTTATCTGTTATCTGTTCAATGTTTTCGTAAAGCGCTGGTCTTAAAAATGGGGTGGCGGGCTGTCTACTTGTACCTAACTCAAGGAATCGCCAGTAAAAGACTCGTCCGTCCGCTTGGTAAGTTTGACCAACACGCCCAGCACGTCTATTTTGAGCATTGTTTGTATATGGGATACGTGCACCACCACGCACTCCCACGCGCATAACCAAAGTGTTTTTATTTCTACTCCGGCCATTTTGAACCACAATTTCTTTCCAAATTTTTTCAGGAGTGGTGGGATCATCTAAACGTTTAACTTTTTGACGGGCTTCATCCCGAGCAATGTTCATTGCCTGCCGCATCGCTTTACGGGCAATACGTTTTACAGTCTTGTCATTACCAATTGCCCGCATTCGTCTTAATGCAGGCTCCAAGCCATGTATTTGAGTAGCCATAAATCACCCATTCCATGCTTTATCACCTGTTGCAAGGTTGATAGTTAAATACTCACGGCGTGAGTCTGGATCTCGCATTGGGTTCCCATCAATCTTGTAATAGTACCCATCAAAAAGAACCCGCATTGTGCTATCAACTTGTTTTGTAGTGCTGCTATATCGCACTTTTGCACGGGCTTGTATCGAGCTATTGGCTGCTTTGGCAGCAATAACATCCCTTGTTGAAAGATCAGTAACTTCTGCCCAAATTGTTGCAAAATTAGACCATGAGGTGATTAATTTTCCTGTGTTTTGATCTTGGGTTTGGATGGGCTTTTGAATAGTGATGCGGTGTTTAAGCTTTGGAGTAATGCTGGGCATATTAGACCCCCATTTCTCTAATAGGCTGCAAAATATCCCAATATGCTTGAGGTTTTCCTTCTAGACTTCGGCTGTACTTATACTCAATAAATATCAACCGGGCATTATCTAACTTCTTGCAGTCCACAATGTCCGTTTCAGATGTTCGCTCCGACTCGTCCGAAATAATTTTTCGGTCAATATCAGTTGCTATTTCTTCATCTGCTTGGCTAATCCATTCGATAAAGAGTTCATCTTCATCGTTATGATCTACTCGACATTGCAACTTAGCTCGTTCGAGTGTGATCATTTTGAATTATTCCGTCTTGTACCTGGTTTTGGTGGATCAACTTTTGTTTGGTATTCACGTAAAACTTTATTTTCTACCAAATGCCTTACCACGTTTGGATCTGCGGTTCGAATATCGCCCTCTTTGTAGTCTTTATCTCCAAAGTGTGGGCGTAAAACTTCATATTCTTTCATTTTGGCCTCTCTAAATGGGATGGTGACGAACACCACCCCAAAATGAATTAACCACCCGTAGCAGGAGTATAAGAGCCATATACAAGCGATTTAGGCTTATAAACAGCTAATGCGCCACGTGTTTCGGCAAGTAAAGTACGTTTATTAGAGGTGAAATCATCGCCCTGCATACCGATTTGGACAGCAGCACCCCAACGCTCAAAGTATTGGGCAGAAGTATTAAACGCACCTGTTAAGAATTTACCCGCATCCATAGCCGCGGTTTGAACTACAGGCAATCCCCATAATGTCGGAACCGCTTGTGATTGCGGGTTCCCAATGATGTAGTTGCCGTTTGCATCTTTTTGCGTTTCCATGAGTGCCCAGTCGATCGGGTTTAATACATGGCCGTTAGCAAAGTCGTCAGCTAAAACAACTTGAAGCATTGCAAAGCGCAACACATCAAACATATTTGGAGTAGCTGGAGCACCAGCAGGTGGAGCATAAGCGGTTGCTTGAGGGATTAAACCGAGCATGTTGCCATTGGTTCCATCACCAGCAAGGATTTGCTTTTCAAGCTTAATATCTAGGCCATGACGCAAGATGTTATCAATGAAAGACTGCAAAGCCGGTGCATCACTTAACATTTGAGTGGTTACTTTTAACCAGTGAGCAATTACAACCGCTTTAGCGTCTTTATCAGTAAATGTAATTGCTGATTCTGGTTTTGGTGCACCCTCAGCAACTACTGCCGCATTATTAGTAAAGTCTTGCATTTGGACATATTCAAGAACATTACCGCTCATGCTGCCACCCGCCAAAATATCGCGGATTGTAAGACGCATCTGGTTCGGCAACTGCAAACCAAGATTGGTGGCCGGAATAATTTTTCCAACTTCTGTTGTACCAATTGTGTTTTTTAACTCTACACGCTGAATACCACGATACTGCGCCTCAGCAGCATTTTTGTATTCTGTAGTTTCAACAAACTCACCACCCATGGTTTGCTTTTTGGTTTCAACTTCACCATTACCACGGCGTGCAGCTTTCTGCTCCAGTTCTGTCAGTTTGTTTTTAACTTCATTTAACGTAGTTAAAGCTTCGTCCGCTTTATCTTTGGCGCTTTGTGAGATTTCTTCACTTTTTGCTTGTTTGCCTTTGAACTCTTCGGCGATTTCTTTAACTGTATCAACGTGTTTTTGGAACTCTTGAGCGAGTTGTTCTAAAGTTTTTTCAGTCATTGCTGATTCCTCGTAAAATATTTAAGGCATTTGAAATTGATTTCGCTTTTTCGTTTTCACCCTCTGACTCGCTCAAAAGATGACGCAAACCCTTACTAGCGATGACAGTGGCTTGCGTTTTTGAAAATCCTGACTCTCTCAGGAACTTTTCAAATTCTGGTAGGGATGGCAGCTCGCCATCTTGTAATTTGGATTTGACGGAACTGATTAGGGTTTCTGGATTGGAAGGAAAGGCAACAATTGAACCTTCCACTAACTCCAGTTCCAGCAGTTCGCGGATTAGTGAGTCTGGATCGCGCCTATAAGACTTGGTGATATAGCCAATGGACATGCCATCAATCGCGCCAACCTTCATCAGCGCATAAATAGCTTTAGCTCGCGGCACATCGTCAATTAAGAGACGACCTTCTACGTACAACCCTTTTTCGTCTTCACGCATTTCGGTAAAAATTCCGATTGGTTCAGATGGGTTGTGATCCCAAAAGATTGCTGGGTACTTGCCTTTTGCCTTCCACTCTTGAAGAGTTTTGGCAAATGCACCTTTGCGGATGATGTCCCCATGAGAATCAAGGTTGTCAAAAGCAGCTAAGTAGCCAGAAAAAAAGCCACCCTCTTGGGTGGCTTTGATTTCTAAAGTTAGTTTAAGTCTATCCACTGGTTTTCCCTTGATCTTTCAATCCGACCATTTGCATTTGAACCATTAGCTCATCGCCACCCGGTAAAGGCGCCAAGTCTTCTAAATCCCGCACTTCATTACGCGTCATAACACCGTTTTGAATCATGTTTGTGTAGAAACCTGAGCGAGTAGCACTGTCGGCCCGTAATAAGCCTTCAACCGCAAATTTTGGCCGGTACTTGTATTTTTCACTTGGCAAAAACAATCTCTTTGTGATTGTTTGCTCATATCTAACTAATTGAGGGTTAAGCGAATAGGTCAAAAACCCCCTATTAGTCTGCTCAAGACTTGAAGCCCATGAGCTTGCTTTGTTTGTATGACCAATTAACTGAGGAGGAACACCAAAGGCGCGGCATATTTCTTCAATGCCAAAATAACGAGATTCAAGTAACTGGGCATCAACGGGATTGATTCGAATACTATTTGAGCCAGAAAGCTTCATTCCAGCCTCAAGCACCATGTACTTACCAGCATTCTCAGGTTTACTGAACTCACTTAAATGGTTTCTTAGTCTTTCACGCTGCTCTTTAGTTAAAGTTTGCTCCCCAGTTTCAAGGAAGCCCCCAACTTTTAAGCCATTCTTAAACCAGTCCTGAGCTTGGTTGTTTGCATCAAACTGCATTCCAATCGTTTGAGCAAAAAACTGAATAGCAGATAAACCAACAAGCCCATCAAGAGTAAAACCCTTGAAATGCAAGATTTGGTCTTCCGAATAGGTTGTTGTTTTCCCATTTTCAGTGTAATGAAAATCAATCGCTCCCAAATCATTACGTTTTACAACCATACCACTCGGGAAAAGTGGCTCAAGAGCAATTACTTTTCCGCTTGAGTCTTTTGTAATAAGGTTGTATGCATTCCCCCATAAGTCAACACAAGCAACTTGAACTTGCCAAAACTCACTTGCACACATATCGGCATTGGGTGAATCGTGCAAAATACGGTAAAGGTAATGATCAGTAGCAAGACGTTTATTGTTGTCGTACAACTGTAAAGGAAGAGTTGAGATAGTTTCAGCTCTTAATTTTACACACGCCCAGACTGCGGAAAGTTTCAAAGCTGTTTCTGGTGTGACAACCGATCCACCGGGTGACAAATAACTATCAAATGGATAAGACGAATCGCCTTTTTTTAATTGTGTATTTCCAGTCAATCGTGACCAGAAGCGGGACCAAAACCCCGGCTCTTGTGTGGTACTCATGCTATCACGACATCCTCTAAGTATTCGTCAATATCAACGCGATTGGCAGGCTCAGGATTGCTTGACATCAAAGCAACTGCGTTAAATGTGGCAATCAATGGGTCAATCTTCCCAACACCTGATTCTTGCTTGGTTATTCGCATACCATTGCCGACCATCACGACACGGGCATTACCTGCCGCCCAAGTCATTAGCTGTTGTCCAGCATGGTGCAGATTGCCTTCTGCCAATTTGCGCTCAGTAGTAAGGATGTAGGACATGAGTTTGTAGCCTTGTGGCACAGCAAACATGCTTTCCTCTGGAATTCCTGCCTCAAGTAAGCCATCTAAAAGACCGCCTAAGCCCAATGGATCTAGTCCGATCTTATTAAGCTTTCCACTGTCATAAACCTTCTTAGCAATTGCTGCGAGTTGGTCAATGTCATCGCCTATTCGGTCAACAACAGTTAGAGAACCCTCAGACTTGAAGTCTTCATACTTAGGCACATTCTCTTTTCTGCGCTCTAAAGCAATCTTATTTGCCCATGCATGATTCCATAGCCACCAGATACGAGGATCTTCTGTTAAACGACCTAAAGCAGCGAAGCCAAGTAAGTCGTCGAGACCACCGCCATCAATACCCAAAGTAATGACATCGGATAGCTCAATTAGTTGGTCGATTTGGATATCTTTAGCTTGAGCATTCCAATACTCTGCACCCGCCCACCGGTTAGCACGAAGGTTCATGCCGATTTCAATGTTTAAGTGTTTGGCCAAGAAGTCTCTAAGAGATTCTTCACTAGCATCTTTAACTTTGTTAAATTCCGAAATCAGATATTCAAGATCAACCGAAGCACCCAAGTTTGGGTTTGTGATGTAGAAATTTTCAGGTTTTAAATGTTCGCCTGCTTCTACAAGATGCTTAGGGAATTCATAAATAAGTGGTAGAAAACTTTTATCAACTTTAATTCCGTCACGTACATCTCTGGCATAATCTAAAAGCTGCTTAAATACTCCACATGGCACTTCATCCGACATGGTAGACAGATAAATCACACAACCTTCTGGACGAGATGCTAAACCACCCTTTGCTTCACGGAACATTGATTCAGCGTTGGCACGTTTCCCGAATAGCCAGACCTCATCTATCAAAATGATTGAAGCTTTCTTACCAGCTGCAGCGTTAGATTCTGCTGCAATAACTTTAAGTGTTGCTCCGGTACCTAGATGCGTAACTGTTTTTGTGTGCTCAGATACATTAAATCTTTCACTTAATTCTTCATCTGCGCGTATGAAATCCCGGATTGGATTAAATGAGTTATCAGCAACTTCTTTAGTAGGCGCAAGAATAATTAGTTCGGCAGATTGTCGATCATTAAGAATTAATGCAGTAAGCATAATGCCGGCGGCAATCGTAGATTTAGTATTCTTCTTCGAAATCAAAAGAAAGAATTCACGAATTAATCTGCGCTTTGTGCTTGGATCATATGCGCCAAAGATTGCACGAACAAACTCGATCACCCATTCCAATGTGACATCACCCATCTTAGGGCTACCCATCACATCAACAAGAATTAACTCTTTAAAGATACGCTCCGCTACGTCAGCCACTTTGGGGAATAATGGCTTACACGGCATTAACGATTGTTTAGAAACAATACGGGTCGCCCAGTCTGGGCAAGCTGTAGTCCAGTCTGGTAGTTTTGCAGTCATTTAAATGGTCCATGAAAAAACCGCCCGAAGGCGGAATAAATTTGTATGACAGGTTGCGAACCCCTGCTTTAACTACGCTGTTTCGCCCACTGCTAGCGGGTTATTACGTTGGCAGTTGTGGTCCTCCTTCCTCCAACGCACCGTATCGCCTACGGATCCATACAAAACCTTTTATTGATTAACAATCAATTGATAATCTTCTTCGGAAAATCTGGAAAAGCACTTGCGACATTGATAAGTAATCTTCACCAACCTTTCTGTTGCTGGCAACTTTTCAATAGAGTCATGACAGCAAGGGCCATCTTTGATATTTTGAATAGTGATAGTTTCACCACTTACGGTTTCGTATTCTAGACTTTGCATGCAAAGTTCCTCTTAATAGTTAGCTTGGCAACTGATTGTCCAATGTGGCGTATTTTCCTGTTCTGGTCGCTTCCTTTGCCTTGTCTTGTTTAGTTTCTTTTTTGCCTTTTTCCGCAACCTTCCCGTGTTTATAAGGCAATGCTGCAATTGCTGCTTGCATTCTAAGTGGCAGCTTGTTGCCATTGAAGTTCATGACCTTAATTAAAAAATCTAAAGGATCATCACCTTCAAATTGAAATTCCTCAATAGGGTTTTCATCTTCACCACTATTTTCGGGTGTATCTTTAGGTTTAACTTTTGGTGAATTAGATGTTAAAGAGCGCCCTTCTTTTTGGGCCTTTAACATTTCAATATAGACAATAATTTCAGGATCTTTTGCTAACCTAGCACCTGCGGCGGATGCAGTTTTTTCCGCATAACCTGCTGAAATTGCTGCTTCTTTATTTGTCTTGCCGTCAACAATGGCAAGAGCAAATTTTTCCATTTTCTCTGTTAATGCCATTGCTCTACCTTTAACTTGATTTTAACTTTTTGCTTTAACTTTTTCTGAGAGGGAATTTTTTTTGTGCGTGCGATGGGGGGCGGTGTCCAACGGCGAAGGGCTTGGAACTTTTGACCTCCCCCCTGCCTGCTGGATTTTTGTGCATCATTTTGGTGCATCCTAAATATATTTAATAAAGCTTACAACCCGCTTCTATCTCTTCAGGTTCTGCATACCGGACCTTGCTTGAATCTGCATAGTCACCCGATGCGAAATAAACCTTCCCACACTCTACCTTTTCAACTGTCATAAGGTCAGTCCAAGCACCCTGCAAAGCAACCACATCACCTTTAGCAAAATCATTAGTAATCATTTAGCAATCCTTACCCGCATATAGGATCTTTATAGAGTCTATAGAATTGATCTATAAGCAGAGCTTCCACATCACCATTATCGTGACGAAATAAAACATGCTGCTTATCCAGCTCTTCTATGTAGTCTCTAGTGTGAACACGAATGGAACTGCCACCAATAAGAAACTTGTTTTCTTGGTGCATCTTTTTTACCCATGCAGGCAATGTTGAAAAATCTTCTTTTGCTCTTATTAAAAGCGCCTCAACATGCCAAGCATCAACTGTGCGCTCAATTGTTATGCATTTCATTGCCGGCTCTCCTGTTGGGTTTTCTTCTTATGACATGGAACACAAAGAGATTGGAGGTTGGATTCATCATCCGTTCCGCCTCTTGCCACATTCACAATATGGTCAAGCTCTAAGTCTTTAGTGACGATGCCACAACATTGACAGGTCCACTCATCACGTAAATGGATCTTGGCTTTAAGACGGCGCCACGGACGACCACCACGACCAGAACCCCAATTGTTTTGTTTAGAGTTCTTCTGGGTTTGTGCGGGTGCCTGTAGCGTCTGTAACTTGTTCTTGAATGTTTGGAGTTTCATTTAAGTTTACTCGCGCATCTACACCATTAAGTAAGTCAATTGATATCCAATCGATATCTAAACCCTTGCGTTGATATTCTTGGATCAATCTAACTAAACGGAGTTCCAATTGTTTACGCTGGACTTCTGGAGTTTCTGGCTCAATAATTAAATGCGGCTGTTCAAGACCATCTAATCCATAAAACCCCAAGCGATTATTAATAATGCTCTTCTGAATCATCTTGCTCACCTTTGGAATCTGGAACGGTGCGAACAATACCCTGTTCATCTTTCACCAGCCCTGTTACTGGTGGAATGATTGTTGAATGAGAAGGGTTGTTTTTAAGGAACTCCGTTAAAGCATCGTTCTTAGGCGGCTTTAAAACTCTCTCACCTTTATCAACCAAGAAAGTCCCTTCCATTGGTACATTCGCTACACCAGCTATTGAAAGCCCTGTTACTTCTGGACGGTGTTTGCGTTCAATGAGCACCTTCTCGTCTTGTAGTTGCTGGATTTCCTTTTCAATCTCATCCAAGCGGTTGTATTCTTGGTCACGTTTAATAACCTCAACATCTGCAAGCAATGCATTAATTTGCTCTTGATTAGATGGGTACACTTCAATGATTGCTTTCCACGGCGAATCAGCTTCTGCTACTAAAGTGATTTTGTGGACACATCGTAGGTACTCGCCATTATCAAGCAATATTTTTGTACCCTGTGCTTTAGTAATGTTGGAGTCATCTTTAGGCGGTATAACCGATACAATTCTAGGCATTGATATTCATCCTTATAAAGTCACCAAAATAGGCTGATCTTAGAAATTGCTTTATTGACTCAACAAGTTCACAAATGCTATTGCATTCAACTTCTAATGCTCCACACCTTACGGCGATAGGAAAGCTATAGTTATTGAAGTCAAATTTAAGAGGTGACAGTTGTTTAACTTCCGGTTCAGACAAATCAAATAAAATGAAATTTCTGTTAGTTGCTTTTGCAGCTACTGAATTCAACTCTTGTAAAATGCTTTGAACCTCAGCCTTTATTCTTTCACTATCCGCTGCTTTCTGAAGCCCAATCTCTACTGCCTCTTGAAAGCTAATACATTCACTTGTGCTCATAACATCACCCATCTAGTGATCCTGACCGTTGTGCCGGTTCACTATCTTCAAGCATTAATAGAACTTCGGATAACTGAGCGGCTTGCTCAGCATTGATTTGGACGATCAAGCTATTCTGTTCAATCAGCTTATTGTTTTGCTCTATCAGTTTAAGCACTACATCTTGCAAATTTGAATCATTGCTCATTTTGATAACACCACTTAAGGTCATCCGGGATAATCAACATCACGCCCAAGTCTCTATGTGCATAGATGTTGATCTTATCCAGATATTTGGTGAATTCTTTAATGGTGGCCTTCTTGCTTTGCAGATGGTCTTTAATGAAGGTATTGACCAAAACTTGGTAATCCTTTTCAAGTTGACGGCGCTTAGGGCCATCGAATGCTTGAATAACATCTTTAAAGTTCTGCAAAGCCATGTACTTTTCTGCAGTCTCTTGCCGACCTTCAACATAGATCCTTGCAAGAAACTTTTTCTTAAAAAGTAAATGAAGGTCATCCTTTGAATTACCGGTCTTTTGCTTGATTTGCTCAAGCCAAGCCCAGTAAAGCCGATTTTGTGCGGCGCTCCTGTCGTCTTCCTTCTGATTGATTCTAACGACTAAAGGTTTGCCTTCTGCGGCTGCTTTGGAGTGGTTATTGTTCAGATAGTTAATTACCTGAACAATTCCTGAATAACTATTGATTGGGAATGTTGCTGGTTCCATATTCCCACCTATACCTTATTCATCCACAACGGGACGTTTACCAGCTTCTAAAACTGGAATGTTTGCCTCGGTTGGGACATATACAATTTGTTGAATCTTGCCATCACGTAAAGCATCACCAAATGCGCCGATAAACTCTTGTTTACGGTACTCCGGGTAATCTTTTGCGGCCTGACCAATAGTTTTGATTGCTTCTGCACGCAACTTGGCACTTTCAAGTTCAGCTCGCGCCGTTTGAACCTGAATCATTTTTGACTGTTCTGCTTCTGCCAATAGTGCTTGACCATTCATGCCTTGCTTCCACACTTTATAGTGAGGCCATGCAAACATAATCAAAACAATGACAATTAAAATGGCAAGAAAGCAAAGTGCGGCTAATACCACATCAGCTTGGCCTTTCTGGTTGGTTTTCATTTCTCGCTTCCTTTTTCTAGGCACAAAAAAAGAGCCTTTCGGCTCCGATTAAACTAAAAACCACCCGAGGGTGGCTTTATTCTATTTTTCATCAAAGAACTGTCTTTTCAATTCATCTAACTCATTAAATGAAAGATTATGCCTATGAAAAATATATATTTGATTAACTGGATCAAAACATTTTTTTGAATAATCCCATTGAATATCACTTGGAATAGAATCCAGTTCTTGGAACTTAAAGCGACCACCTTCTAAATCAGCTTTGAATACTTTCATCGATTAACTACCTGTATTGCTTAATAAGTATTCACTATATCAAAATAAATCTTGTGATTTTCCATCAATATTCAACATCCGCTCAGTTTTTTCCAACCACCGCTCAAACATGGCTTCTGATTCTTGTCTTGTGCCTAAGTTAAATTGATCGAATAAACCATGGCAAATCGCACACAAGGGTACTGTAAACTCATCACTGGCTTTGATTCCTCTACCCTTACCATGCTTCGAGCTATTTGAATGAGCGGCTTGACTAGGACTCTGACCACATCTAACGCATGGTAGTGCTCTTATTTCGCTTAGCCTCTTTTTCGAACGCATTTTCTAGATTCTCTATTCTGGTTCTGAGAGTATTTACTTCACGCTGACATTCAGTCTTAAACGTATGGCTGCTGAATAAATGGTTATAGTTTTCTAACCGGCTAAGATTACGTTTATAGATTTCTAAATTCTTCTTCGCTTCGATTGTGTCCATGTTCACACATCCTTAACTAATCTTTCAGCTACCACGATTGATACGTAAGATGAGTGGTTTACTCGTCCATTCTTAATAAACTCAACCTTCATGTGATTAAGTGCTTCAATTTCTTCTTCAAAAGCTTCGATCACATAGGCATCTAATTCTTTATTAAAATATGGATCTGCCAAATAATCAGATAATGTTTGCCTTGTATCTTTTGAAATCTGATTAAAGAAATGACGTCTAGACTTTTCGTTATTCTCTTTATAGAAGTCACTTGTGTAATCTTCTGGACCAGAGTGATAAATCATTTCATAAATAATCATGTTCACCCCAATCCAATACCGTCTTTGCCAATGCCATAACCATCCATTGGTATTCTCCAAAAAAGAAAACCCCGCACTTGGCGGGGCATTTAATTAAACTTTTAGAACTTCAATCTTTTTAACACCAGGTATTAGTGTTGGTCCAGATATGCCTATAATTTTGAATCGCTCAGTAAACCCATCTGAATAAGTTCTAATGAGCATGTTGCCAATATGTATGCCTTCTAGATCACCTTGAGTGTAGACTGCCTCATTTGAATCGATTCTACACTTCTCTAATTGAGACTTATCACCATTAGAGTCAATCACGTCTAAAGTTTCAATATAGCCAAACACAAGCATTTTCTCTCAAAGATTAAGACATGCTCAGTAGACTACAAAATATACATAATTGCAAATAAGTATTTGAATTCTCAATAGTTAATTATATTTTATCTTTCCACACTTTCTGCATTCTTTCTGATTAAACATGTCGGATTCATATTCCCAAACATGAAAACAGAATACTTGCCTGATGATTCGGAGCATGTGAACCTCCAAAAAAAATAGCCCTACGTTTAAGCATCGACTAGAAATCCAGTCCAGCACATCGGAATCCAATGTTCTAAGCTCGTAGGGCATAAAAGCAAAAAGCCCACCGTTTGGCGAGCTTCTTTAAGATCAGTGACACTTGCTTATACTTCGTACCACTTATCACGAATTTAAAGAACTATTGGCGCCAAGTCAAGCGTTTTCTTTGGTTTTCTTACTTTGGCCTGTTTTTCGGTTAATTTACTCCGCAATGTATTACGTTGCCCAACAATATAGGCAATACCACACTTTAAATCTTGTCTTACGGCGTTACGTGAGCATTTGCTAATGTCAGCAATAGTTTCCTCACTCAACCCATGAACGTAATACAACACTACAAAATCTAGCCATTCTTGTAATGTAGGGTTTGGGTTCATTCGTAAATCACGCAATAATCCACTTACAGCTCTCGCCTCATCAGTGGAGATTTTGCACTGTGGCAATGAGCGCTTTCTTGCATCACGCTTTACGCCCTCTACAGAATCAATTAAGTAAGTTAAGGTGTTACGTGTACCCAAATAAGTTTCAGCGTTATCTTCATTAATCCATGCCCCAAATTGTTCTAACCAATTCTCAATGGTGTACTTCTTCCAGTTACAAGCTTGTAATACATGCGGTTTATTATTCATCATTCCACCTTACCTTTTGCTTCACTTTCTTTCTTGAATTGATCTAATAATTTATTTCTACCCAACTTCACATACAGGCAAGCTGCCGCTCGTGTTTCTGGTGTTCTTACACCATGGTTATATGCACAACGCAGGGCCATCATCTCTTTGTAAGTCCATTTTTCATTCATGCTTTACGCTCCCACTTTTCGAACCGATAAAAAATTAGATACAACGCCAACAAAAATAAAATTCCGTGAGAAAACGCCAGATATTTACCTCCACCCAATACGATTAGGGTCAAAACACATAAAAAGAAAAAAGTGATATCCATGAAAGCCAAAGAAAAACGAAATTTAGCTAGACTTCCTGAAAACTGGTGCAGCTTTGCAGCTAATGCAGCCATAACCAAACCCAGAAAAGTTGAAATACAAATAAGAACCATGATTGATAAGAACGTTTTCATATGAAGCTTCCTGAATTATCTTTACTTTCAAGAGCTGCCAATTGATCACTATGCACATTTGAGAAGCGGCTATAGTCCAGCTCAGAACAAAGAAAGGTTTTGCCTACTGAGCCGTCACGCACTTTTGCGGCGTTCACTTCAAGCAAACCGGGTGTTTTTGACTTCTCGCCGTTGTAATACTCATCCCGGTAAAGGAATAAAATTACGTCAGCATCTTGCTCAATTGCTCCAGATCCGCGAAGGTCTGACATAATTGGTCGCCTATCTGATCGATTTTCCAATTGACGACTTAATTGCGATAAAGCAAACACTGGGCAATTAAATTCCATTGCCACGCGCTTCAATGAATCTGAGATATAAGTCAAACGGTCATTTTCAGACGCACTTGCTGGCAAATGCGGTGTAATAATTTTTTGTAAGTAATCAACAAAAATGGCACCCAGCGAACCCTCTTCCGATCTCACTTTGCGCGCATGCTTTCTGATATCAGAAATTGTGACGGCGCCATCCATGATCATGAGAGGCGAATTTTGAATAACTTTTGCAGCCTCAGTAAAACAAGTCCAATCTTCGCCATCCAACTCAGCATTTTTGATTTTTGAAAGTTTAAGATCCCCTACGCTTGAGATGATCCGCTTGGTGATTGCATCTCTTTTCATTTCGATGGATTCAATCAAAACCGGCTTACGTAAATTAGTTGCAATATTGGTTGCCAAGTTCAATGCAAAGGCCGTTTTACCCATACTTGGACGAGCTGCAATAACAACTAAATCGCCGTTATTAATTTCCCCAATTCGATGATCAAGAGCTACAAAACCAGTATTAACCCCACGAACTCTGTATTGACCGCTCATCCTTTCAGTTTGGATGCTGTTGATCTCTTCCATTATTGAAATTACAGAATGAGAAAGGTGCTCTACATCACCCTTGTTAGACACGGAATTAATATTGCTTAAGAGGGTATTTGCCTTTTCCAAAACATCATCGGCAGATCCATAACCCACATCATTTGCATAAATCTGAGTTTTTTTGCCAACATCTCGAAGCTGCCGTCTAAGGTGCAATTCCTCCAGCATCTTGATGTATGACTTAAAGTTGATTGCTTTGCCTACGACATTCCCTAATAGCTCAATGATGTATTGTTCATTGATACCTTTTGACTCTGCCCCAAGCGACTTAATTGCTCTCAAAACTGTAAGTTCATCAATAATTTCACCACGCTCATAAAGTGAGCGCATAGCTTTAAAAATCACTTGATGAGTATGAATAGTGAATAAATGCTCATGCATTTGTGCCACATAATCAGCAGCCTCACTAATCGTCAGAATTGAAACCAGAACAGAGGATTCAATGCTTGGATCTGACAATGGGTCCTTTTCAATACCAGTTACATTCAAATCATTAGTCATTCTGTACCACCCTCAGCATAGGCTTTGCCATATTGGACACGCACTGGCGTTGGTCTGAAAACTTGCTGTTCCTGTGGTTGCTCAGAAGACTGGTGCGCTACGTTTGGCTCTTGCCCAGACATACCAATGAACCGATCAAGTTTTGTTGCTTCACGGCAAATTAACTCAATGTCAGTAAAGTTGTTTTGAAGGTGGTATTCAGACTTGGAGCAATTAGTAATTGCCAATTTAATGTCTTGAACTGTGTAACCCTCCTTGAGTCTGGCTTGAATCTTAGTTTTACGTTTATTGTCCAAAACAGTACGGCTGTTTTTGTTAAACGTTGTTTTCCAGAATTCAAAGATCTCTTGGATTTCTTCTTTGAAACTCTCTTTTGGTTTTTCAGCGGGTACAGGTTCGCCGTTAGGCGGACATATATTTATATTATTTCCCTTATGTTCTATTACTTCTCCCTTAAGAGCAGAATTCGAAGGAATTCCGCTAGATTGATTTTGGCTTTCTTTTGGAGTTCCGTTGGAATTCCGATGGAATTCTTGTGGAACACTTGTGGAAGACTCAACCCAATCTTTTGGACATCCAGCAGCTATCCATTGTTCACTTGTTGGAATATCTATGGATTTCTTGCCTTCTGACTCAAGCTTTTTGTTGTATTTCCGCATTCTGTCCGCAAATTTTGCGTAGTGATGGCCCTGTTTTGATGCCCAGCTTTCCTGTGCTTTCTCGCAGATTGTTGGGTGATAGATGCGGCCATCATTGCACTCTTTCCAGCCATGCAATGCCTCAGCTTTAACCTTTACCCATTCCCCAATGAAGCGACCAAAACCCGCAAGATTTGCAAGAATACGATCATCATTTGGAAGTGATCCAGCAGGCACTTGATGCCATGAAGCACACCAAAGCAAAACACCTGCCTTAAATGCTTCCCCATCTGTAATAGCTGTGAAATCGCTGTCTCTGAAACGCACCACATCAAGTGGCATGTATGCAAAGTCGCGTAAATCCACATCACTATCAATTAATGGATCAGGCAAAATTACCCCGCCATCAATAGAATTATTATCGTGCATTACAACTTATCCTTTGCTCTTAGACGGTTAATTACAGCGCTCTCAAATCGATTCAAAAGTGCATAAAGGTGAGAATGTTTTTGCAGGTCCGCTATAACCTCCCCAATTGGATGGGAAGTTTTGTTGAAATCTTTTTGAACGCCCAAAGCCTTTTCAGGTTCTTTGCGAGATTCCTTGTACTCAGCTATTGAGTCTGCATATGCGTCATGATCAATTTGCCATTGAGTAAGGACTTGATCCTCCTCATCATATGGGCTTGCACAGTCTGAATTTTGTGCTAAGATTTGTTCATTCATTTTGGTTTGCTCCAAATACGATACTTAGACCGTCATCTGTTCCAGCAGATGGCGGTTTTTTTAATTTGGGCTTGATGCATCTTCCTCATCAAACTCTTTTAATGAAGGGCATAAGTCAGAAGCCTTAAACTTGCCCTTAGTCACCCTTTGTGCCCTCATGGCTACCGTTTCCGACATTCCCCAACGCCCATTGATGTACCCGCTCATAGTGCATTGAGTAACTCCAATAGCCTTTCCGGCAGCATCTTGTGAGCCGAAGTGATCAGCAAGTTGCTGGAAAATATTTTTCTCCATGTTTCTAACTCAATTTATTAGGATCAATTGAATAATATTAGTATCCAAATATTTTAACAAGACTAAATGCAGTTGAAAAATAATTAGAACACTAATAAAATGCATCGAAATTGCTGGAGAGCCACAAATGGAACTCAAAGATCGATTAAAATTAGCTCGTAAAAATGCGCATATGACTCAAAAGGATTTGTCTATCAAAGCTGGAGTAAGTCAGGCAACCATTAGTCAACTTGAGTCCGGGCTAATGAATTCATCAACTCACCTTCCAGCTATTGCTAAAGCATTAGATGTAGATGCTTTTTGGCTCCAGACAGGAAAAGAAGACTCAAAACAAGAAACTTTATCCAGATTATTGATCCCAGTTGATACTTGGGATGAAGAAACACCTTTAAATCTTGATGAAGTAGAAATTGCTTTTTATAAAAATTTGCGTCTTGCCTGTGGGAATGGAACTATTGCAGAAGTACGTGAACAGGATAAAAGTGTTTTGAGAGTACCAAGACAACTTGTTGATAAATTAGGGGTTTATAGAGATAAAGCTTTTTCAGCACTTGCTGAGGATGACTCAATGAAACCAACAATTAATGATGGCGATATCGTTTTCGTTGATGAAAATAGAAACTATATAAAAGACGGAAAAGTATTTGCTATTGAGCATGGTGGCTTATTCAGATGCAAGCGCCTTTACAACCTACCTGATGGTGGAGTAAGGATTGTAAGCGACAATAAGGAAGAATATGGCGAAGAGCGACTCACCAAAGAACAGATCATTGCTCAAGGTTTCAGAGTTATTGGGTGGATATGGAAAATTGACAGAATAGAAGTCTGGTAAACGCAGAAATACAAAAGCCCGCTTTCATGCGGGTTTTTATTTGTCTTGTAAAAATTATTCGAATAATTATAAAAAAATATTAGGATACCTATTGACCTAAAATATAGGGATGCTAATATTCAGTTATTCCATTGCGGAAAACACGAAAGGCCCCAACATGTGGAGCTAATCTTAATTAGTAAATTTCTCTCTCCCCTACCAAAGCTTGAGAGCTATTTACAAGTGTATTTTTACGGGTTGAATTATGAACCAAATTACAAATCTTAGTCAACTAAAAGTTGATTTAACGGATTATTTTGATGCTGTTTGTTTGGCGAAAAATGATCTTGATTGGACTTTATACACCCTTCACGAAATCAAGGAAAAAGTAAAAGCCTTAAAGCAAGAAGCTGCTAAGCATGGTATGCATGAGGCTTACTTTCACAGCTTAGAGCAATTCACTGGAATTCTTGAGTACACAATGACACTTCGATCTGACTACTGGGAAGATGAAGAAATGCGTATTCAAAAACAATTAGATGGTAATGGGGAATAATCATGCGTACTAGTTCACAACTTTTTCCAGAAAACAAAAGCGTGACTGTGGATGATCTTGTTACAGCACGTAGCGAAGCGAAAAATGATATGGGCGATATAAACGCCCTACTCTCTGCAATTGAGCTAAGTCTTGTTGAAAAACTTAAGGACCATAACTTAAGTAAGTTTGCTTTTGATAAAACCTTTCGCTTGATTGATATTGCCAAAACACACGCAGATCTATCTCAGGATTATCACAACGGTGAGCTTGCTCAATTAACTGGTGGTCAATACCAACTTGATGAGCTGAAAAATAATATTACACACCTTGAGGTTGTCCCAGAGAAGCAAGAAATCAACACAAATCATTTAGCTCCAGCGAATGCAGCCATCTCTAAAACACTTACAGAAGGTTTTAAAAATGACGGACGGCGTTAATTACGCCGACCTCTCTAGGGAGGTTCTTTTTAAGGCGTTTTTATTGTGGCTTACAAAGATTGGGTATCGCGGAATTGTTAGACCATGTGGGCGCATGGAATTTTACTGCGTCACAGTCAACAAAGCTTTTCCAAGAAACGTGCATATCACGTATGACAGGAAAATGAATAAAGCAGCTACCCAACTTTTTAAAGAATTTGAAAATCATTTAAAGGCGTGATCATGAGTAATGTAATTCGCTTTAGACGAAACGGGCTTGCACACAAGATCAGCCCGCAAGATGTAAAACAAAGGCTACTCAATCCCAGTAAGGATCTTGACCTTAAAAAGGCGGATCAAATTTTAGGAGTTTTTTTCGATAACTTGTCACAAGAAGAAATCATCGAATTGGCACGAGTAGCAACTTTAGAAGCCTTGGAGGCAGATGCTCGCTATAAGAAAACCAATAATGCAACTAAACAGACTCTTCACTTGCTAGGTAGATTCTTGGATCGCCGATCTAAAGAGGAATGGAAGAAGTATAACGACTCCATGACACTAGATTCAGAAGCAGCAGCAAAGGCGCGTGCATTTGAAGAAGCTAAAGACGTATTGCCAGAAATTGCTGGAACCACATTCGCAACCGTATTTGCAAAATAGGAATTAGACATGAAAAAGAATATTACTCGTGAAAATGTAAACTCATTTGAAAGCAATGTTGAGGATGTGGTTGCCTATCTGACAGATCTATTAACTACTGGTGAAGAGCCAACTGTTTTTGAAACTTTTGCAATGGGATGGCTTGGCACTATCAGCCCACGCTTTGAAAAGTTATTTAATGAGGCAAAAATTACTCACACAAAACGCCCAACATTCCCTGCTGAATTCTCGGCAGAAATGGAAAAGTATGAGGCACTCGTTAAAACCACAGGTGAGGACTCAGAAGAGGCCAGAAATCAATTTATGAAAGCAATGCTTTTAGCTCCTGACTGGTTTAACGACATGGCAAGAGATATAGCAAATGAAATGGGGTTAATACCTAAAGAGGCGTTTTGTCTAGAAGACGGGACAAAGGTATTTACGCCTGAGCAGGTAGCAGAGCATTTAGGTGTGCCAGTTGATGAGGTTATCAATCAAATTGAAAAATTGAGAGCCATTCAAACTGATCTAGATAAGATTGTAGCTGAGAGTTTTGCAGTTGTTCCGGCTGATCTTTATAAGATTCATTGAGGTGTAGCATGACTAAACATGGAAATAATTTTGAGCGTGCAGCTTTTGACGATTGGCACTTTAAAGACTGGAACGACAACTGTGGAAATGAGCTAGATGATGTGGAAGCAAGACACTTATATAACCGTGTCTATAGCAGTCCAGCAAATAGTAGAGAACGTGAACGTAGTTTTATTGCTTGGCAAGCAGCTACAGAACGGGCAAACAAGAAGCTTGAAGGCTGCATACTGGTACCAAGAACTAGAAAAGTTGTAGTGGCAATTGAAAAAATAGTTCAGCAGCAATGTGATGCCAGTGGAGTACAGGAACCGCTTCACAGATTGGATGGGTGGAGAATTTTGGAGGAAATTGCAGAAAAGGTTGAGGAGATTAAGTGATGAACAATGTAGCTGTTTTCAACTTCAATCAAAAAGAAGTTCGCACCATTGTAAAAGAGGATGGTGAAATTTGGTTTGTTCTTTCTGATGTTTGTAATGTTTTAGAGATTGGTAATGTTAGCATGGCTGCCAGTAGATTGGATGCTGAAGAAATTACCCTCAGTACTATTGAGGGTAGCCATAGGCCTACTAATTTAGTCAATGAATCTGGTCTTTATTCTTTAGTTCTAACAAGTCGTAAACCTGAAGCTAAGCAATTTAAGAAATGGGTTACTTCTGACGTATTGCCAAGCATTCGTAAAAATGGTGGCTATATTGTTGGGCAAGAAGTTGATTCACCTGAAATATTGATGGCTAAAGCACTTCAAGTTGCAAACAATATTTTAGAGTCAAAAACAAAAGAGTTAGAGGCAGCAAAGTCAAAGGTTGAGTTATTAGAGCCGAAAGCGCAAGCACTTGAAACTATAGCTAATACTGATGGCACATACACTATACGCGAATGTGCAAAAACTATTAATATCGGTGAACGCAAACTAATAAGTCTATTAATTGATAAAAAATGGATTTATCGAGAAGAGCATGGACGTTTACAACCGTACTCAACAAAACGAGAGGCAGGAATATTTATCAATCGCCCATCACCAGTAATCATAAATAAAAATACTGGTGAGGAGAAAGTTCATTTACATATGCGAATCACAGCTTATGGGTTAACAAAAATTACTGAGTTGGTGAATAGCTGTAAACATAACGGAGGGTTTGCAGCATGACAGAGGTTAAATTTGTTTCTATGCCTGCATCCGAATTGGCTCAGGTCATCGAAAAGGCGTGTGAGAATGCAGTAACTAAAGTTTTAGCAGCCCAAGGCGATGAGCTGCTTAACATTACGCAATTATGTGAACGTATACCAGGCTTATCCTACCATTCATTTAAGAAGTTAGCCAAAGAGCATAGATTCAAAGATATTAAAGGCCGTTATTCGCTTACGGCTGTGAAAGCCGCGCTGCAATCTCACTAG